CTTTTGCTGGTCATGATAAAGTTCATGAAGATTCAAAAAAACGTGTTGTAATGGATGATGTTTGGATTAAGAAGGATAGTATTTTTTACAATTCTTTAAAATCTTGTTTTGCAAAAGCAGTTAGACAATATGAATATGATTTTCCTCTTTTTATGTGTGAACATACTACTGATTTTAGAATTAACAAATATGGTGCTGGTGGATTTATGTCAGAACACGTTGACAATATTCATCACAGCCACGGACAGAAGTGGGGATATCCTCACGTATCTGCTTTACTTTATTTGAACGATGACTATGAGGGTGGTGAGTTTGTTGTTGCTAAAAAAGAAATAAAACCAAATAAAGGTTCTGCAATAATATTTCCCTCTAACTTTATGTATCCTCATCAAGCAAAAAAAGTAATTAGTGGAATTAGGTGGAGTGTAGTAGCATGGCTGATGTAAAAACTTATAAGTGTTTCCCAACATTAATTCATGAATTTGTTTTAGATATCCCAACTGATGATAAAACTCTAATGACAAAATATATTGAAAATTTTAAAGGTGTTGATCTTTTAACTCAGACTGAAGATGATTTGCATAAAATGTCATACTTTAGAAATTTAAAAGAAAATATTTTAGAATTAAATAAAACTATATTAGATGATCTTGATTATGAATATGAAGATTTAATAATAACTAATATGTGGGCAAATATTATAAGCTCAGGTGGTAATCATCCACCGCATACTCATTCAAATAATTTTCTGTCTGGTGTATTTTATTTGAAAACAGATACAGCTTCTGCTCCCATACATTTTTTTGATCCTAGACCGCAAGCTAGTATTATAGTTCCTCGTAGAAAAGAACCTAATTGGGAAAACTCAAATATAGCTATGTTTAACCCTACAGAAAATACTGGTCTTATATTTCCATCATGGTTGCAACATTTTGTTCCAACAAGTAATGGTGAGAGAATAAGTATCTCTTGGAATATATTAATTAAAGGTCACTACGGCGAACCACGTTCTTTACAAAATGCTTATATCTAAAAAGAACGAAGTATATTTAATACTATCTGAGTTGTCATCTTCAGAGAATCAAGAGTTAGCAGATTTCTTTACGTTTGAAGTGCCAGGCGCAAAGTTTATGCCTATGTATCGTAATCGTATTTGGGATGGAAAAATAAGATTATTTTCTCCAGCAAGTGGTGAAATTTATTTTGGATTACTACCATATATTATTGAGTTTTGTAAGAACAATAATGTTAAATATACTATAGAAGAAGGAGTTGAAGATGAGCGGAATGTTGTGGATAAGGTTGTTAGAGGATTTATCAAAAGTCTCAAACCAAAAAGTAAAGGAAAATCTCTCAAAGTACGAGATTATCAAATTGAAGCTGTGCGGTTGGCCATTTCCAGAAATCGTGCTCTTCTTGTTTCTCCTACTGCTAGTGGTAAGTCATTAATAATATATGCGTTAGTTCGATATTATCAACTGAGTGGACATAGAACTTTAATACTTGTTCCTACTACATCATTAGTTGAACAGATGTATACTGACTTTGAAGATTATGGTTGGAGCTCTGGTACATATTGTCAGAAGGTATATCAAGGTTATACAACAAAGATAGAAAAGGATGTTGTAATATCTACTTGGCAATCTATTTACAAGATGCCTAGAAAATATTTTGAACATTTTGGTTGTGTAATAGGTGATGAAGCTCATATGTTCAAGGCAAAATCTCTTACTGGTATAATGACTAAGTTACACCAATGTAAGTATAGATTCGGTCTTACAGGGACGCTAGATGGGTCACAGACGCACAAACTTGTACTAGAGGGACTATTCGGTACTGCTGAAAAAGTTGTTAGTACAAAAGAACTTATAGACAAAAAAACACTTGCTAATTTGAAAATAAAGTGTATTGTATTAAAGCATCCAACAAAAAAAGAGAGAATGGATTATGTCGAAGAAATGGACTACATTGTTTCAAGAGAATCTAGGAACAAATTTATTTTAGATTTATGTAAAAATATTAGTGGTAACACTTTATGCTTGTTTCAGCTAGTAGAAAAACATGGTAAAATATTACATGATGGAATGAAAGGTGGTGAGAATGTTTATTTTGTATATGGTGGAACGGATACTGAGCAAAGGGAAAAGATACGTGGATTGGTTGAGGGACATACTAAATCAACAACAATTGCAAGTTATGGTACTTTTAGTACTGGTATCAATATTCGTAACATTAACAACATCGTGCTCGCAAGTCCAAGTAAATCCAAAATTAGGGTCTTGCAATCAATTGGAAGAGGCTTGCGTACTTCATCAACTAAAGATTCCATTTTGATATTTGATATTGCAGATGATATTTCTTATGGAGAAAGACGTAATTTTACATTAAACCACTTTTTTGAACGAATAAATATATACAACGAAGAACAGTTTAATTACGAAATTAGTAAGGTAAAAATCAAATGAACGATGTTTCATATACAGTTTTAAAGTTAGCTAACGGAGAAGATATAATCTGTGAAGTGGATTTTGAACAATATAATGTAAAGAAAGAATTGACAAAACGTGTTTATGAAATACAGAATCCACTACTAATAACTCATACTAAAGAAATGAGTCCAGAAGGTGTGCGTGAAGGCTTGAGTTTATCACGTTGGTTTCAACCATTTACAGAACAAAAGTATTTTACTATCCCTGCTACAACAGTAGTAACATCTGCAGCTGCATCGCCAGGATTATCAAAGTACTATGAATATGTTCTTAAAAGAATAGGTGATGAATATGATGAAATTGTTACTGAAGAAAAAGATTTAGATGATTATAGTAATGATGATATATATGATGAACTATTAGATGAATATGAAACACCTAGTAAAGCTATTCATTAACCCCTCAACATAGTTGAGTATATAGAGATAAAGTGCTTATGTCAAGTCTCTTTGTTATATTGATATATTTCTTTATCAAATCTCTTTAGGGTATTGACATATTACCCATAATATAGTATAGTAATTAATATATTAGGAGTACCTTATGATAAAAAATAAAAAGCAGAAACCACATTACGTAGACAATAAAAAGTTTTTGCAAGCTATGGTAGAATGGCGTGAGACATGGCCAGCTGAAGACAACATTCCACCAGTAACAAATTACATTGGTGAGTGTTTTCTAAAGATAGCTACACATCTATCTTATAGACCAAACTTTATTAATTACACTTATAGAGATGAAATGATTTCAGATGGTATTGAAAATTGTTTACAATATGTAAAGAACTTTAATCCAGAAAAATCTTCTAATCCTTTTGCATATTTTACACAAATAATTTATTATGCATTTTTGCGTAGAATACAAAAAGAGAAAAAACAAACGCACGTAAGAAATAAAATAATTGAGAAATCTAATTATGTATCCTTTACTACAATGGAAGGTGATGATAATGCTTATACTGTTTCTGGTTTTGACCCTATCGTAATGCTTCCAGATGAGGATGTATACAAGCCTAAAAAGAAAGAAGATAAACCAGCAAAAGGTTTAGAGAAATTTATGGAGACAGATACTTGAAGGTTGCTATAATAACCGATACTCATTTTGGTGCAAGAAACGATAATCTAAACTTTAATGAATACTTTTTCAAGTTCTATGATAATATATTTTTCCCAACTCTAAAAGAAAGAGGTATCACAACGTGTGTCCATATGGGTGATGTTGTAGATAGGCGTAAGTATATTAGTTATAGAATTGCAAATGACTTGCGTGAAAGATTTATAAATCGTTTTAAAGAGATGGGTATTGATCTTCATATTATAATTGGTAATCACGACACTTATTATAAGAACACTAACGAGATAAACTCTATGGAAGAGCTTGTTGGTTCTGATAGGTTTACAATTTACACAGGCCCAAAGGTTGTAGAGTTTGATGGTACACCTATTTTGTTTATGCCTTGGATTAATTCAAACAACTACGAAGAATCTATAGATGCTTTGAATACTGCAAATGCAGACATTCTTATGGGACATCTTGAGGTCAGTGGTTTTGAAATGTACAAGGGTCATAAGTCAGAGGGTAAGTTTGAGAAGAAACTCTTTCGCAGATTTGAAACTGTATTCAGTGGTCACTTTCATCACAAGTCAGATGACGGACAAATCTTTTATCTTGGTACACCCTATGAATTGTTCTGGAATGATTTTCAAGACCCTAAAGGGTTTCATATCTTTGATACTGGCACAAGAGAGCTTGAGCGTATTGTAAATACCTATACTCTGTTTGAGAAGATTTACTATGATGATACAGAACACGATTACACTAAACATGATGTATCCAAATACAAAGAAAAGTATGTTAAACTAATTGTAGTAAATAAGAAAGACTTGTATCAGTTTGATTTGTTTACTGACAGACTTCTAAATGCTGATGCACACGAAGTTAAAATCATTGAAGATTTNTCAGAGTTAGATGCAAAGAATGTATCAGATGATATTGTAAAAAATACAGAAGACACTATGACACTACTTGAGAGATACATTGATGATTTGGATATTACACTAGATAAAAAGAGACTCAAGAACACAATGAAGTCTCTATACAATGAAGCACAAGACTTGGAGCTATAATTGATAATTTTTAAGTATGTGAAATGGCGTAATTTCCTTTCAACTGGTAATCAATTTACCGAAATACAACTAGACAGAAATAATACAACACTGATAATTGGAGAGAATGGGGCTGGTAAGTCTACTATTCTTGATGCGTTATGCTTTGGTTTATTCGGTAAACCATTTCGTAGTATTAACAAAGCACAATTAATCAATACCGTTAATGGTGGTAGTTGTGAAGTTGAGGTTGGGTTTAAGATTGGTACGAAAATATTTAAGGTAATTCGTGGTATCAAACCAAATACATTTGAGATTTACATCAACGATAAGATGTATAATCAAGATGCTAACTCTAGAGATTATCAGAAGTATCTGGAACAACAAATACTCAAGCTAAACTATCGCAGTTTTACTCAGGTTGTTATTCTTGGTAGTTCTACATTCATTCCCTTTATGCAACTCAAGGCTCGTCATCGTAGAGAAGTGGTTGAAGAGATTTTGGACATTCAGATTTTCTCTCTTATGAATATGCTTCTTAAACAGAAGTTAAAGGGCATTTCAGAAGAACATAGAGATGTAATGTATAATATAGATTTAACCTCTGAAAAGATAGAATTACAGAACAAGTATATTGAGAGTGTAAAGAAGAATAAAGATAAACTGATTACAGAAAAGACTACTCTTATTAATGGTAATGAAGAAGAATTGCATAGTAGACAAAGTAAGATACATGAACTAAACAAGTTAAATGAATCTCTAGGTTTTAAAACTACTCACTCTGATGAGAATAGTAAGAAGGTACAAAAACTAAAAGGTCTTGATGCAACTTTAAAAGAGAAGCGTTCTGCTGTAAAGAAGTATATGAATTTCTTTGATAATAATGATGATTGTCCTACTTGTGAGCAACATATTGATGAGACATTTAAAGATAATATGATTGCAACAAAGAAGTCTGAATATGATAAGTTTGATAAAGGCGTTAATGATTTAAACGAACAACTCAAACTATCTGAAGATTTACAGACGGCCATCAACGATTATGTTAAAAAGATACGAGATAATGATGCTGAGATAGGAAAGTTAAATTACTCTGTTAAAGAACTTGAGAAGTTTAATAAAACTCTACAATCAGAAATTGATGAGTTAGAATCTGGTGAACTTAGCAAAGATGATATGAGTAAACTAACCAAACTCAAAAAGTCTTTGAAGTCATACAACGAACAAAAGATAAAATTGCAAGAAGATAAATCTTATGCAGAAGCTGCTCGTAGTATGTTGATGGATACTGGTATCAAGACAAAGATTATCAAGCAATATCTACCTATCATGAACAAACTGATAAACACATATCTTACTGCAATGGAATTTTATGTAAACTTCACATTGAATGAGAACTTTGATGAAACAATCAAATCTAGATTCAGAGATGATTTTACTTATCCCTCGTTCAGTGAAGGTGAGAAGATGCGTATTGACCTTGCACTACTCTTTACATGGAGAGCAGTTGCAAAGATGAAGAACAGTACAAACACCAATCTACTAATACTGGATGAAATATTTGACAGCTCCCTTGACTCGACAGGAACAGATGAGTTTCTCAAGATACTCAATACTCTGGACGGTGAGAATGTATTTGTGATTAGTCATAAACAGGATGTACT